TGTTAAATTAAATTTATACTTCTTACCAGAACGATTATTTTTTAAGAACAAGTCTGATTCTCCTTCTTGTATTGTCCAGTCACCCCAAGTTGAGTCAACATCATTAGATGATCCTTCGTTAGATAAGTGAAGGTCGTTAGTGTATACATTTGACCAACGTCTAGATGTAGAACCTAAATTGTAAGTATTATTAGCTCCCGGTATAAAATGACCACTGCCATCAACCTGACAACGGTCGTTACCGCCTTCTCTAAAGATTATGCCGCTTGAACCACCAACAATATATAAAGCACTACCATGCTGTTGAATTTTTGTATGATTACCTGTCCAGTTTCCGTTATTAAATGATATATCGCTATTGCTTGCTATTAATGCAGCATTAGTTCCACCAGAAAAAGTAACATCTCCTGTAAAATTACCACCACCAGCTACATCTGAAAATGATGCAGAGGTTATGTAGCCAGCACCGTTTGTTAGCTGGTTATTGTTGGTGGGTATTGTAGGTTTGTTAGATAATAAATTGTAATTCTGACCGCTTACACTTGTTATATATCCAGCACCGTTAGTAAGTTGGTTATTGTTGGTTACATTAGTTGCACCAGATGCAATACCATCTAATTTACTACCGTCAGCAGCTACGTCTCTACCGTCAACTGTATGACCAGATTGTAATATTATATCACTGTCAAAATTACACTCGCCACCTCTAATTTCAAGTTGTGTAGTAGAACCACCAACTCTAAAATTCATTCTTAAGCCAGTGCTAGTAGTGTCAAAATATAAATCTGAATCGCTACTACTATGATGACCAATCAAACTTTGCTGAGTTCCACCGCCATCTTTAAAAGATAGGCCTGTTTCAGCAGCATTTCCAGTATTACCACTATTAGAGTCTTGAATTACAATCTGTGGTTCTGATGATGTTTTAGCTATTAGTTGTCCAGTAGTAGCTGTTCCAGATACAAGAACTCCAGCACTTGTAGTCTCAAACATTTTAGTGCCAGCATGGTTAAGCTCTACAGCTCCAGAACCTACAAATTTAGCTGATAGGGTTGCTAAGTTAGCAGTTCTTATTTCTGTTTGGTTACTTCCTAGTCGTAAATTACCGTCTCCTTCATCTGTTATTTCAGAATGAGAACCAGTATGCCTAATACGAAGATCTTGACTATTTCCTAATAATAATCCGTGGTTATCATCACCTGTTAAAGTTCCAGTAATTTTAACTCCAGAACTTGTAGTTTCAAGTTTTTTACTGCCAGCATGGTTGAGCTCTACTGCCCCACCATTATTAAACTCAGCTTGTATTTCACTAGCATCTCCAGATCTTATAAAAGTACTATTACCATCTAGAAATAAACTGCCGTTTATAGCAGCTAGTTTTACATATCCATTTAAACCTTCAAATTTATTGTTTCCATCGTGATAAATTTCTAAATCATTTCCGGCTCCAATTTTTATTCTGTTATTATTAGTATTAGTAGAATCAGATATATCAATATTTCCTGTTGTTTGTATTGTTTGCGATCCAAAGTTAGGGCTAATCTTTGTTCCAGCTATTGCAGCAGATCCGCTAACGTCTGCATTATCTATTGTTCCACCCGGTAAGTTAGACATGTCTTGTCTTAAAAGTGGAAAACCAGCTTGAGTCGAGCCATTATGTACAACAAGAGTTTCCTTGTCAGTATCTACAGTAACTTCACCCTCGGCTCCAGTAAAGCTACTATGTTGCGAGGTTGTTCCTCGTCTTAATTTTAATAATTTTGCCATTATGCGATTGATCCGAAGTCAAGAGTTAAGTTTGTTCCGTCTATAGTCCCTGCTGTTACAGTTCCTGTAAAAGTTGGGCTAGCTAAAGGTGCTTTAGTTGCTAATGAGTTTGTAATTGTTGTTGAAAAGTTAGCGTCGTCATTAATTGCTGCTGCTAACTCATTAAGAGTATTAAGAGCAGAAGGAGACGAATCTATTAAAAGTGCTATCGCATTTTGTACATATTCTGTAGAAGCTAATCTTGTTGAGTTATCACTAGATGCCTGTGTTGTACACCTAACGCTTGCTTTTAATGTATTTGCAGTATCAGTTAATGTGGTATATAAAGCATCTTGTGTAGAAATATTAACTCCATCAACTGTTCCGGTAATTATTAAGTTACCATTTATTGTCTGGTTAGCAGAGAATGTGTTACTAGCGTTTGTACTAGCTAAGTTACCAATTGCTGTTACACCACCTTGCCAAGCAGAGCCAGTATAAATTTTTAACTCATTTTGAGCTGTGTTAAAGTATAAATCTCCAGCAGCAAGGCTATTACCACCACCATCAGTTGATGGGTTAGAAGATGCGATTTGGTATAAATCTGCAAAATTGTTTACATCAGAAATATTTGTAGCACAAGTAGCCATAGCTGTAACATTAGCTGAAGTAGCTAGTGTATTCATGTCAGATATCACATCAGCTACTGCTAGTAAATTCATGTCAGCTACAACATCGGCTGTTCCGAGAATAGCCATGTCAGCAACTACATCTGCTGTTCCAAGTATTGACATGTCAGTTATAACAGCTGGTACAGCAAGTAACGCCATATCTGCTATTACATCAGTTGTAGCTAACAAAGCCATATCTGCTACAACATCTGACGTAGCAAGTAAATTCATATCTGCTACAATGTCAGCTGTAGCAAGTGTGTTCATGTCTGCTACAACATCTGTAGTTCCAAGTATTGCTAAGTCTGCAACTGCATCAGCAGTACCTAATCTACCTATCTCTGTCGCCTTACCAGCTACAGCTCCTATGTCTGTGGCATCAGCAGCTACAGCAGTTACATCAGACGCTATGCCAGCAACTGTAGTTACATCACTAGATATACCAGCAACTGTATTTAGTGTTTGGTTTCCTGTGCCTGTTGACACAGCATCTGTAATTAAACCTAAATCTTCTTGGAAAATTAGTTGTCCAGATACAATACCAATATTTATTAAATCAGATTGGTTAGGTGTAACAGCACTAAAACCATCCCCAGAGCTACCATCATAGACCATCATAACTTTGTTAGATGAACTATCGAACCATAAGTCTCCGACTTGTAGAGATGACGCATCAGCTCTTTGTGTAGGTGCGTTTTGGCTTATTTGATAAAGGTCAGCAAAGTTATTTATATCTACTACGTTATTACCAGCAGCAGCTATAGCTGTAGCATTTGCAGCAACAGTACTAACTTCTGTAGCTTTTGGTACAAGTCTATGAAATGCGTATGTATGATCTGTAGCAGTTGTTTCTACCAAGAATCCAAAACCCGAAGGTATGGTAGCAGACACACCTGTAATGATAACAGGTAAGCCAGATCCTCTACCGTTTGCAATAGTAACTGTAGTTCCGTTTGGTACTAAGTTTGTTGATGCTGCTTGCACTGAAACTATAGTACCACCTTTTGCACTACCACTGGTATTTATATCAGGGTTAGCTGTAGGAAAACTTGTTTCGTTTGCAATAGGTACAAAACCACCTACATTATCTACAAGTTCTATAACTCGTAAATCTATAGCAGCAGTAGTTGCTACAAAAGCATCAGAGCTATTCCATGTAA